TTGCATAGTTTTCATTTTTTCTTTTTTCTCATCTGTTCAATTTCTAATTCACAGTAATGAATAATTTTTTGTAAATCTTCTATTCCATTTTTATCTTTATATCTCACCACGTATTTTATAACGTTCCCCTGAAAATACGAAAGATCGTTTTCTGTTATAAATGTATAAGGCTGAATGTTATGTTTAGCATAATGATCTCCACCTTCTTGACGACTAGAAGGAAATGCTTTTTCTAAATCTGATTTATTTGTCATAGTAAATATGCCCTTTCAAAATTCTTTGGATCTACTATATGTAATTCTTTCTTTGCCCTAGTTGCACCTGTATAAAATAAACGATGCAATTCATCTGGGTCATTTGCAAACGTTTCTAACGCTGCATTCGTTAAATCTTGTAATAATAACACCTTTTCTGCCTCTCCTCCTTTAGCTCCATGAATTGTAGACATGACAATCCTTGGATTCTTATTTATTTTCTCACCATTTGCTCTCATATTCCTTATATAGTTTTCTGTGAAAGTGTCTAGTCCTTCAAAAGAATCGTACCAAACTTTATCTGTCAATAAGCCATATTTTTCTTTACATTCTGCTAGTGTATATTTTTCTTCTGAATGCAATAATTTTCCTGTTCTAAACCCATCTGCTACACTTGTTCCTAAATATTCATATATATTTTTTATTTCTATATTGGTTAAACTGTCTCCTTTTCTCCAATTTTCCCAATTATTTAATGCAAATAATAGTTTTAAACTAATAGAGTTTTGTCCTTTGTATTGATAATACCAACCACGCAATTCACATAATTCTTTTACATCATCTAAAAAATGATTCGCAGAAGACAATACAAGCCAATTACCTTCACTCATATCTATTTGAGTTACATCTGAATATCGTTTTAATATACCTATTTCTTGTCTTGGTTTATATTCTTTATCAAATCTATTCTGTACTTTACTAATAATTTTTTGAGATAATTGATGAATAGGACCACCAGGTATTCTATAAGATTGTTCTAATGTTTTAATGTTATCGACTTCTTCTTTTAACGCTATAAAATGATCTACATCTGCTCCTGCCCATTTAAAAATAGCTTGATCATCATCACCTGCAATATAAGTTTTCTCTGCATTTTTCCATATTTGTCGTACCATATCCCATTGTAATAAAGATAAGTCTTGTGCTTCATCAATAAATAGTACTTCAAATTTAGGGCTAATTTCTTTTTCAATAAAATCTTCTAATAAATCTGTAAAATCTTTTAATCCTTTTTCTTTTTTAAAACGTCCTAGTTCTTCGGATAATAAATAAAGTGTGTTTCTTTCTATGTCTAAAATATTTTTTCTAGAATCATAGTAATCTAATAGATCCATTCGTTTCACTCTAGCTGTATTAATAATAGTTAGATATTCATTATCAGAATTAAAGGTTCCATCTTCGGTTGAAAATTTAGCTGTTTTAATAGGAATGCCACATTTATGTCCAAATTCTTTATAGTCTTCTGGTTTCATCATTTTTTCTTTAGTCATAGATAACATTTTAAATGCATAAGAATGAAGCGTTCTAAAGTTTTCTAAATCGTTTTCTACATCTAATCCAAATTTTTCAGCAGCTCTTGAAGATGCTTCTTTAGCTGCTTTTCTTGTAAAAGAAAAATAACCTATTTGTTTGGGACGTACACCTTGTTGAATAAACTCATCCACTAAATTTAATAATGTTGTCGTCTTTCCTGTTCCCGGTGGTCCTAGTATTATCGTTTTCATATTTCTTTATTTTTCTTTCTAATATTTCATTTTTTATTTTTAACGTCATGTTTTCATTTTTTAATGTTTCTATTTGTAATCTAAACCTTAAATGCCAATTAATACCTATAATCTTCATTAAAAATGATTTTCTTGATAAGCAACTTGTGATACACTTGCTTCTGTTTTTTTCATTGTTTTTATCTTAATTAATCTTGGATTTTGTTTTTTCACTTGCATTCTTACTTCATCTACAAAACAATCTAATTGTTTTAATAAGTTACCTGTTTTAATTTTATCCATTTCCCAATTATTTTTCTTACAATAGTTATAAAAATCTTCCATTCTAAAATAAGTAAATTCTCTAGCATCATCAGTAAAAGGAAGTTTATTAAAAATATCATCCATAGTTCTTGCTGACTGTCTATTCGTAGTCCAATCTTGTAATAAAGAAGTGATTTGATTCATTGGATCCAAAGATTCTAATGGTTCTATTTCTTGTAATCCATTATCAATTAAAGATTTTAAATAATGATTCTTCCAATCTTTTGGTTTTGGTACAGGAACAATTAAATTAGCTTGATCTAAACAAGCCAATGCAAATAATCCTGCATTATATAATTGTTCTGTTTTTAATTCTATTCTTGATTCTCCTACATCTAAAAACCATTGAGGTGGTTTAGATGCATACTTGGTCAAATTACCTAGTATTGGCATTTCTTCTTCACCAAATCCTACTCCAAATTTTTTCATTCTACATAAAGCAGAATTACACACAGAATTAATAGGAGCATCTTTACACCTGTACTTATCGTATCCTTTTCTATTAACGGATTTAATCAACATTTGAACTTCTGTATTACCTAAAGGTGGTTTCATATATTCCATATTAGCCTTGACTAATTCATCTTCCCAACTATCAGGTTTTGCTTGTTTATAATAAACTGCAATATTAAATAGAGCATTATTTCTTGCACCTTCTCCAAATCCATCTTTTGCTAATTTATTTAAACAAGGTGGACCATCTTCAAATGCTTCTGTTATTTTTGGTTTTTGTATAACAACATTTTCAACTTTTTCTTGAGCATATTTATCATAGAGCTCATAAAATTCCTGAAGTGTTGCAGCGGAGCCGTCGTCTTTAATTGCATATCTAAGTCCTTTCATTTCATTGTGGTATGGTAAGTTTAAGAAATTACCTGTGTCACCACGTTCCACGAGTATTTCTACTTGTTTAGGAAATATTTCAGAACCTTCATATCCTAATGTTACAGCCATCTTTTTTAATGCACCTTGCATTTGCGATGCAGGAATAAAATCTTTAGTAAATAAAAACACGTGCGCTCCTCCTGATTTAGAACGACATACAACTAAAGGTAAATTTAATGATCTTATATTATGAATAAGGCCACGATGATCAAAATTATATTCATCAATATCAATGCACCCCCAACGACAAGTATTATTTTCGGTAATCGGTATAATCCCAAGAGCAGGTCCTTCACCATTAAGATGTTTCTCCCAAAGATCATCCGTAACATTCCCCCTAACGATAAACGCTTTGCCTTTTTGTTTTCCATTCTCATCTCTATCTCCTTTCTGATATTGACCATAGGCAATCTTTAAACCTTCAAATATATTTTTAAATTTTTCTTTCATTTATTCTTCATCATTAAAAAAGGGGGCTTTCGCCCCCTTAGTATTAGAACGGTACGTTCTCTTCTGCCCTTTCATCCTTTACGTGTTTTGCTTGAACATCGCCTCCTCTCACGCTGTCTGCAAATCCTTTTGCTTGTTCGTAAAGACTTCTGTCTTTTACTGGACCAACCTTAGATACAGTCCAACCAAACCAAGTACCTTTGTCATTTGATTGTTGTACAGTCTTCATATTATAGACATGACTGTAAATAGGTGGAGTAAAAAGTCCTTTTGATCCTTGGAGTTTCAATCCATTCATCATTGAATTCCAAGTTTTACTTATCTTCAACTGTGTTGATTTCATAGTAATCAATGCAGTTTCTGCACCTGTATCTTTTGTAATAATAACGAAATACGATGCAGTATTTTCAAGATAGTTACCATTCTTCAACCTATCTTTATTGGTTGAATCTCTAGTAGTTTCAGAAATGATACTACTGTTTGCAGAATGAACTGCAACAGGAGCACCTGCTCCTTCACCTCTATCTTGCCATTCAACATATTCCCTTTTGTAATAACAAGGGATTACATTGATTCCTTTTTCACCATCATACAATTCACTAGTAACCGTATTGTAAATCATACCAGGTTCTGCACCTTGTACATATTTAGCATCACGTTTATTGACTTGTGGTGATAGTTGCCCAAGTATTCTAAGAAATGGTAAAGCTAAATCGCTTTGATCCATATTCTCGAAGCCGACTTGAGCATCAGCTTCAAACAAACTTGCACTAGGCAAATTGTCTTTTATTTTAGTCACGGTTCCCGTTTCGTTTTTCACGGTTGTCGTTCCATTGTTCGCCATTCACGTTTCTCCTATTTCCGGCTAAGTTTAGTTTCATCTTTCATAAATAAATGAAAGAACTCGGAAGGCATATCGAGG